AAATATAGTCATATGTTTTGATAATGATAAGATAGGTAAGGAAACAGCACAGAAAGTAGCACAGCTTTTTACTCCTAAGAAAGCTAAAGTTATGACTTTACCTACGGGCTACAAAGATGCAAATGACATGTTAAAAGAAAATAAACATGCTCAGTTTGTCAAGGCATTTTGGGATGCAAAAACTTATACTCCGTCTGGAGTTATTAATGTTTCCGATAGGCGAGATGCGTTCCATAAGCGAGAGAAAAAAAATAGTATTCCTTATCCTTGGGAGGGTTTAAATAGTAAACTTGTAGGCATGAGAGGGGGAGAACTTATTACTCTTACAGGCGGAACGGGACTTGGAAAGTCATCTGTGACCAGAGAAATAGAACATTGGTTAATTAAAAATACTAAGGATAATGTGGGGGTAATAGCATTAGAGGAAGATTGGCGAAGAACAATAGACGGAATACTTTCCATTGAAGCTAATAATAGATTATATATTGACCATATTCGTGAGCAGTATAGTAAAGAAGAATTAGATAAGTTCTTTGATATTTTGTATGACGGGGAAAATAAGAACAGGGTATGGATACATGCACACTTTGGGACAAATGACATTGATGAAATATTTTCTAAGATTAGATTTATGATAGTGGGGTGTGAGTGTAAATGGGTGGTATTAGACCACTTACATATGTTGGTAGTAGCTGCAAATGAGGGGGATGAGAGACGTGCTATTGATACTATAATGACAAGACTAAGAAGTATTGTGGAGGAGACAGGAGTAGGTTTAATTTTAGTTTCTCATTTACGTAGGGTGGACGGAAACAGAGGACATGAAAATGGCATTGAAGTTTCATTATCTCATTTACGTGGTTCACAAAGCATAGCTCAATTATCAGATTGTGTTATTGCATTGGAAAGAAATCAACAGGCAGAAAGCACAGAGGAAGCTAACACAACACGAGTTAGGGTTTTAAAATCAAGGTATACAGGAGATGTTGGCTTTGCTACAAGTTTACTGTATGATAGAGATACAGGAAGATTAGCAGAAACCAATAATATAGATGAAGATGATAGTGTAAACTTTTAATGAAATTACTTTTTGATATAGAAACAGATGACCTGAAAGCTACTCGCATTTGGTGCATAGTCTGTAAAGATTTAGAGACAAATAAAATATACAAGTTTGGACCTAATGAATTATACAAGGGTGTTGAACTATTAGAATCTGCGACAACTATTGTCGGTCATAATATTATTGGATTT